TATTTGATCTTGCCCCAACCAACAATACCGACTTCATAGGCATCACTGCCGAACCTATAGCAGACACAATCACAGGTAAGATAGATGTCTTCGGCGGAATTAACTCGGCGCAAACAGGGCTGACTATCAATAGCGACTATTACGTTCAAAGGGATGGCTCACTAACCACATCCAGTGGAGCTCCTGCGATCAAGGTCGGCCGAGCGATCTCTGCAACTACAATTAACATGAAGGATTTGACATGAGCAATCTTTCTACTCTATCATCACCTGGGAAGTTCAACCAACATAACTTCGTAGCTAGCGGTACGTTGGCGAGTGGTCAGGCGGTAGCGCTAAATACTGATGGTACAGTTAGTGTCGTTGATGCTCACAGTAAAGTTGATGTACTAGGTACAGGAGTACCTATTGCGACACAGCCATTGTCGGTTAGTGGTTTTACTCGGTTTGCATATACTGGGGGAACATTTGACCCAGTTAATAATAAAGTAGTTATTTGTTACACCGACCCAGATGAATTCCATCCGGTGAAGGTGACCCAGAACCAAAGCAAAGTAGTTGTAGGAACTGTTTCAGGTACGACTATTAGCTTCGGTACACCTGTAGATTTGTTTCAGGCTTGGGCAGTCGAGCCCTCAGCAACCTTCGACTCGAACTCAAATAAAGTAGTTATTGCTTATAGAGATGGCGACAATTCATGGTACGGAACAGCAGTTGTAGGAACTGTTTCAGGTACGACTATTAGCCTCGGTACTCCTGTAATTTTTAATAGTACAAGTACTCTCTTCACATCAACAGTATTTGATCCAGTTAATAATAAAGTAGTTATTGCTTATACAGATGGCGGCAATTCATGGTACGGAACAGCAGTTGTAGGAACTGTTTCAGGTACGACTATTAGCTTTGGTACTTCTGCTGTTTTCACCCAGCTCGGTTACGGTTCCGCGGGGTACCCCTCAGCAACCTTCGACTCGAACTCAAATAAAGTGGTTATTGCTTATAGACGCAGCTTTAACTTTGCCAATCCCCCAGGAGCAGCAGTTGTAGGAACTGTTTCAGGTACAGACATTAGCTTCGGTACTCCTGTAGTATTCAATTCTGTGGGCACCACTTATTTGTCAGCAACATTTGACTCCTTTAATAATAAAGTAGTTATCGCTTACCAAGATGGCGGCAATTCAAATTACGGAACAGCCATTGTAGGAACAGTGAGTGGAACGACTATTAGCTTCGGTACTCCTGTTGTTTTTGAAAGTGCAACCACTAGCGAACCCGCCCCAACCTTCGATTCAAACTCAAATAAAGTGGTTATTGCGTACCGAGGTAGTTCAAATTACGGAAAAGTTGTTGTAGGAACTGTTTCAGGTACAACCATTAGCCTCGGTACTCCTGTAATTTTTAATAGTAATGGACTAACACAAAACATCGTAGCAACCTACGACTCAACCAACAATAAAGTAGCTATTGCTTGCAAGGACAACGGAAATAATTACGGAACAGCAGTAGTATTTGACTTACAGTCGGCGATAGGTACTCCCGCTGTTTATGAAAGTGCGTTTACAGAATGGATCTCATCAACATTCGATTCAGTTAATAATAAAGTAGTTATTGCTTATAGAGACAACGATAATTCAAATTACGGAACAGCTGTTGTAGGAACTGTTTCAGGTACAGGCATTAGTTTCGGTACTCCTGTTGTTTTTGAAAGTGCAGACACTATTTACACATCAACAGTATTTGATCCAGTTAATAATAAAGTAGTTATTGTTTACCGAGATGGCGGCAATTCAGATTACGGAACAGCGGTTGTAGGAACGGTAGCAGGTACGACCATTAGCTTTGGTACTCCTGTTGTTTTTGAAAGTTCAAGCGTCTCCTACACAGCAGTAACATTCGACTCAACCACCAATAAAGTAGTTGTTGCTTACGGAGATGGCGGCAATTCAGGTTACGGAACAGCCATTGTAGGAACTGTTTCTGGTACAAGTATTAGTTTCGGTACCCCTGTTGTTTTTGATAGTGCATTCAGCACCTACACATCAGCAACCTACGACTCAACTAACGGTAAAGTAGTCATTGCTTATCGGCGAGGAGTTGCCGGCTCACCGGGAGCAGCAGTCGTAGGAACTGTTTCAGGTACAGACATTAGCTTCGGTACTCCTGCTAATTTTGACGGTTATATCGAACATATCTCAGTAACATTTGACTCCCTTAATAATAAAGTAGTTATTGCTTACAAAGATGCCGGTAATTTAAATTACGGGACAGCTATTGTTGGGACGGTAGCAGGTACAGGCATTTCTTATGGTACTCCTGTAGTTTTTGAAAGTGCGGCTACAGATGAGATCTCAACAGTATTTGACCCTTTTAATAATAAAGTAGTTATTGCTCATAGAAGTTCTGGCGGAAAAATCCAGATAGGAACTGTTTCAGGTACAGACATTAGCTTCGGTACTCCTGTAATTTTTAATAGTGTGAATGCAGACTACTGCTCAGCCGTATTTGACTCCCTTAATAATAAAGTAGTTATTGCTTACAAAGATGGTGGCAATTCAAATTACGGAACAGGAGTTGTACTTGACGCACAGGATGCCAACAGTACCGACTTCATAGGCATCACAGACCAAGCGATCGCGGATACAACTAGAGGTTCGGTAACAATGAAGGGCGGCATCTCTTCCAACGTCACGGGACTCACGCCTAACCTCATCTACTACGTGCAAGAAGATGGGTCACTGTCCACCACACCGTCTGCGGTACTTGCAGGTAAAGCCCTGGCTGCCACTAAAATTAACTTGGAGTACACATCATGAGCATTTTAAGTGAGCTACTACCTATAGTATCAGGGTCTAGGAGTACAGACTTCGTAGCTAGTGGTACATTAGGTAGCGGGATGACAGTTGCTTTGAATACTGACGGTACAGTTAGTGTCGTTGATGCTCACAGTAAAGTTGATGTACTAGGTACTCCTGTTGTTTTTGAAAGCGCATCGAGTACCTACATATCCTCAACCTACGACCCAGTTAATAATAAAGTAGTTATTGCGTACCGAGATAACGGTAATTCAAATTACGGAACAGCCATTGTAGGGACGGTAGCAGGTACGACCATTAGCTTCGGTACACCCGTTGTCTTTGAAAGCGCAGGCACTTACTACAACTCAGCAACCTTTGACTCAGCCAACGGTAAAGTAGTCATCGCTTATATGGATGAGGGTAACTCCTTCTACGGCACAGCAGTTGTAGGCACTGTCTCAGGCTCGACTATTAGCTTCGGTACTCCTGTTGTTTTTGAAAGTGCGGCAACTGAGCGCCCATACGCAACCTACGACTCAACTAACGGTAAAGTAGTCATTACTTATCGGGATGACGGTAACTCCTTCTACGGCACAGCCATTGTAGGAACAGTGAGTGGAACGACCATCAGCTTCGGTACTCCTGTTGTTTTTAATAGTGCAAGAACTGACCACTTTGCAGCAACCTACGACCCAACTAACAATAAAGTAGTTATTGCTTATGGAGATCGGGGCACCATTCCGCAAGGTTACGGAACAGCCATCGTAGGGACGGTAGCAGGTACAAGTATTAGCTTCGGTACTCCTGTTGTTTTTGAAAGTGCAAGCAGTGTCTACATATCCGCAACCTACGACTCCTTTAATAATAAAGTGGTTATTGCTTATACCACCCTTGGCATCAGTTATGCAATTGTAGGAACTGTCTCGGGTACAGCCATTAGCCTCGGTACTCGTGTTGCTTTGGCCGGTGCTAATGCTTCGTCTACTGGGATAACCTACGACTCAACCAACAATAAAGTAGTTATTGCTTATAAAGATGCCAACAATTTATCTCGCGGAACAGCAGTTGTAGGAACAGTGAGTGGAACGTCTATTAGCCTTGACACACCTGTAGTTTTTACCAGTGGAAATAATAACTACAACTCACCGATCTACGACTCAACCAACAATAAAGTAGTTATTGCTTATCAGGATGATGTGGGTTTGAGCTCCGGTACAGCATTTGTATTTGACTTACAGTCGGCGATAGGTACTCCTGCTGTTTTTGCAGGTGCGACTGTTAACCGTCGCTCAGCAACCTTCGACTCCCTCAATAATAAAGTGGTTATTGCGTACCGAGATACCGGTAATTTAGATTACGGAACAGCTGTTGTAGGAACTGTTTCAGGTGTAGGCATTACTTGGGGTACTCCTGTTGTGTTTGAAAGTGCAACTAGTAACTACCCATCAGCAACCTTCGACTCCCTTAATAATAAAGTAGTTATTGCTTACCGAGATGACGGTAATTCAAATTACGGGACAGCCATTGTTGGAACTGTTTCAGGTTCGACCATTAGCTTCGGTGCTCCTGTTGTGTTTGAAAGTGGAAACAGTCTCAACACATCAATAACATTTGACCCCGTTAATAATAAAGTAGTTATTGCTTACAAAGATCAAGGCAATTCAAATTACGGGACAGCCATTGTTGGAACTGTTTCAGGTACAAGTATTAGCTTCGGTGCTCCTGTTGTTTTTGAAAGTACGGAAACTAGAGATATCTTTCTAACATTTGACTCCCTTAATAATAAAGTGGTTATTGCGTACCGAGGAGATTCCGGTATTTCAGGTTACGGAACAGCCATTGTAGGAACTGTTTCAGGTACGACCATTAGCTTCGGTACTCCCGCTGTTTTTAATAGTGGAAGTACATTTATGTGGGAAGACGCAATAACATTTGACCCCGTTAATAATAAAGTAGTTATTGTGTACCAAGACGACGGTAATTTAGATTACGGAACAGCTGTTGTTGGGACGGTAGCAGGTACAAGTATTAGCTTCGGTACTCCTGTTGTGTTTGAAAGTGCGGGCAGTGACTCTGCGGCAGCAACCTTCGACTCCCTCAATAATAAAGTAGTTATTGCTTACAAAGATCAAGGCAATTCAAGTTACGGAACAGCTGTTGTAGGAACTGTTTCAGGTACAAGTATTAGCTTCGATACTCCCTTTGTTTTTAATAGTGCGCTGACTGATAACACAGCAGCAACCTACGACTCCCTTAATAATAAAGTAGTTATTGCGTACCGAGATGGTGGCAATTCAAATTACGGAACAGGAGTTGTACTTGACGCACAGGATGCCAACAGTACCGACTTCATAGGCATCACAGACCAAGCGATCGCGGATACAGCATCTGGGAAAGTCATTATACAGGGCGGGGTAAGTGACAAGGTTACAGGACTTACTATCGGAACTGAGTATTACATTCAAGAAGACGGCAGTTTATCTGCTACAATATCATCTGTCCCTGCTGGCAGGGCTTTATCAACAACATCAATATTAATATAAGGATAAAACAATGAAGACAATTATTGACGACCAGAACTGCTCCAAGTACCTATTTGAGGACGACAAGCAAATAAACATAACCGGCACGGGCACCGAAGTTGGCGATCCTGCTAATCTAGACTTTATCATTGGCGACTTAAACAGCTCTAACTCTACTCTAATAGAGGGTGTGACTGAACCTGATGATTGGTTTGGTTGCAAATACACCTGTGCTACTGACGGTACATGGACAGTAGATGCTGACTGGGATGATCCTCGTTAAAAAAATAAAATTCTTGTGTGTTAGAATGTCATAAATACAATAAAGAATAAAAAAAACTGATATTCGAATCAAAGGATAAGTAATTAAATGATAACTATTACTACAAGACTAGGTAAGGGTGCGCCACTTACGAATAGTGAGGTGGATACAAATTTTACCAATCTACGCGACGGAACTGTTCATATTGGCGCTGCAGTCGAAACTACTACTATTGATGCAACAGACCTTTCATCTTTGGATGGGGGTATTAATGTCAATGATAATTTTATAGTCACTGCGGCGGGCAACATAACACAAACTTCGGGTGAGCTATCTTTATCAGCGGAAACTATTACAGGCACAGGTAGTAACCAAGGCGATGCCGCAGCGATAACCTCAACTTATAACATAGTAAATGCCGGTACACTGAACACAGGCATAAGACTTGAAGTAGCTAAATTGGGGTTCATAATTAACGTAGTGAATGCTACTGCGGTAAATATTAAATTATATCCAGCAACATCTGGTACAATTAATGGCGGAACAGTAAACACAGCAATAAGTATCCCTTCAGGTTCATCATCACAATTAGTAGGTGTTAGTGCTACTGATTGGAAAACATTGGTTGAAACTGTAATATATGACGAATCAAGTGTAAGATTGAATTAAGGTTAAGTAATATATGCGCCCAGTACGTGTTAAATCTTCTGCTACTCCCCCAAGTCCATCAAACTTTCAGGGGTTACAGGAAATGTCAGATGCAGAGATTAATCAATATCTCTCATATGTCTTAACCAATAAATTTGCTGCCGATACTGACGGAACAGGAACTGCTGAACTTAATGTAGATACTGCAAATTTATTAGTCGGTACTAGTATTGGTACATTTATAGATAGTAAACGAGATGATGCAATCGGCACTCACCCTACAGCCGGCGCTGTTACTAATACTACTTATTATTTCAAGCAGGTTGAGACTGTAGCCAGTGAAAGTATCACAAATCGTCCACTAGGTAATGATGCAACTGGCATCAATAAATTTTCTGATGCGGAATTAGATACAGTTATTCTTGATAAAGTTATCGAAGACATGGTTAATGAAACAGTTTACACTGTAGGACAATATGCTCTTTCAGTAACCACCCCAGTGGATGCTGGAACTTGGACTGCACGATATACTATTACAAATACCACACAGAGCGGAGATAATACTATTAAATTGTGGCAAAAAACAACCCCCAATTCGGCTGCTGACAGCAATTTAGCCCCACTAAAAGTATTCAACACCAGTGATATTAAAGTGATGACCGCTACTGAAATTGAAGAACTTGTCCCAAATTTTAGAAATCGAATTATTGCTTCAGGCGTTGGTACATATAAAATACAAACATCTGCTCCTTTAACAGGAGGAACTTGGGTACAACAAGGAGATGCTGGCGGGTTTATTGATACTAGGCAAGAAGTATTAGCAACAAACTATCAAGGCACTTATGGAGTGTATTACGGCGGGAGTGTGCCTTTTTACTCTGGGTTCTCTCCTCCAGAGTACACTGGTGACTACTCTGGTGATACAATTGAGGGCACGACTGAAAATAATGGGGATATTATTAAACTCTGGTTAAGAACTGCTTTATAGTTGAGCTTTTTGGTGTACTAAATACTAGTACAGTATTATTTAAATTATGGAGAAAATTATGGCGAAGCAGTCTATTTCTAAAAAGAAAGTGTCTGACAAGACTAAACGTCCTGTATCAACGACAACTGAAGTACCCTCAATCATCACAAAAGAATACTTAAATCCTTATTGGTCTAATAAGGAAAACCGTCATCTTATTGTCACTATAAAAAATCTTGCTACCGGCAAAGAAAATATGGCTTCTATCATGGACACTGATGGTTCAAATCCTGACATGAGAGAGGTTTTGAAAAGATATACAGAAGAAGAGATTGATAATAATACTCAGCTGGCGTTGGAAAAAAGAAATGACAATATTAAACGGAAAATGGAACGGAGAGAATCTCAGATAGTTAGATCAAAACAAGAAATGTTATTTAATTCTAAGTTAGAAGCATTTGAAGTTGATACTATTAAAAATTCTAAAAATATTAAACTAAAACGACTGATTCGCAAGTCTAAATCTATATTAGAAGTTCAAGCATATGCTACAATATTGCTTATGAAGGAATTTGAAAATGACAGCGATGAAGACTGAGGGGTTTCTAATTGTTGCTTCTGCCAGGCACGGATACTATCGGAACGCTAAACTTCTAGCAGAATCAGTACGAGATTTTTACCCAGAAGCACATATAACCTTCTTCACATATGAAGAATGGATTGAACCTGAAGACTATACTATTTTTGATAACATAGTTACTGAAGGCGTTCCTAGGCACATCCGTGCTAAACTCTGGGCGCTCAATAAAACTCCTTACGATATTACTTGTTATCTCGATGCTGATATGATGTGTCAACACGAAGACATTCAAAATGTTTTTAATGAATTGCCAGATGATTTAGATATTGTATTCACTAAGAATCGACCTTACAATGCTAAAATTACTAAGTTGGCAGAAGGTGAAGAAATGACTTGTCATTGTGGATTCTTTATATATAGAAAGAATGAAGCAACAATGAGCCTCATGGGAGCTTGGTACACTGAGTTTCTTACACAACAGAAATCGGATTTCGATATGTTACACTATCCCAAAGAAGCTAAAAAGTGGGATACATTTACAATGTGGAGACTATTGACATACGGAGAAAATGGTGTTAAGTGGGGTTACATTAAGGAACCAGATGCTCGATGGAATTTTGTAAATGGGTATCATTATGAAGAACTTCAAGATACTGAAATTGTAATGTACCATCACACCATACCTAAGGATGAGTTGGATTAATGAGATGGATTGACATTAATAACGAAGATATTCTTTCTATTGTCACCGATTATAGTGATTGGTTCTTTGCACAGGATTTGACAGAATTAGATGAAATTTCTAATCGAGAAGGAAGGCATCAAGGTTTTCAAAAAGAAAAGGGATGCAGTGAAGAATATCTCAGGGACATAATTGAAAAGGATGGCAAACATCTCGGGTTTCCTGAAAGAACTATTTCAGTAGACGTATCATCTGATGAATCAGTTCCTTCGGGATATAAACAGAAATGTAGAGACATGGCTACTGAATTGTGTTCGTATTTGGGTGCGAGAAATCAAGCAGTTAATGTATACTATCCTTGTGAAGGCTTCATGGGCTGGCACAACAATTGGAATGCTTCTGGTTATAATATTCTGTTATCATATTCAAAAAACGGTAATGGATTTTTCCGTTACAGAGACCCACTCACCAAAAAAATAATAACAATGTATGACCGAAAAGGTTGGTCTTGTAAAGTTGGATATTATGGTAGAGGGCGTGAACCTGACAAAGTATATTACCATTGTGCAGGAACTCACGAGCCTCGTATTACTTTAGGATTTGTCATACCCCACGCAGCAATGTGGCGGAACATGATTGAAGATATATCAGGTACAGAAGCTACTTCTTTCCAATAGCCATAAACCGATCAAACTCGTTTAGCCCGTCAAATGTCCAGTACTTCTGCTTAATAGAGCTTTGATACTGGACATTTTTTATGCCTGTATTTTCTATATGCTCTTCGATACTATTCATACAATTGATTCCGTACATCTCTTTAATTAGATTTGAGTTCTGTATTGCAAAGATACAATCAGGATTTGCAGTAGTCAATTCTTTTAAAGGATACATTGTCTCAGCACACATTGAGATTACCACATCAGACTGCATCGCATTAATGTCGTGAAACGCAAAAGGAACGTCCCAGTTGATATGATTTAAATCTATACCCTCTTCACGATAATGTCGATTGAATACTTTAGACAATTCTAGTGCGTCATTATCAACATCAATCAGATTTATTTTACCGACATTTAAGTTCTCGCATAGCAACGGAACGAGAGGAAATCCTAACCAAGAATTTAATACCGTAATAGTGATTTTTCTATAATCTAAGTGTTCGTCTAATTTTTCTACGAGCCAAATAGAAGCTTCCATTGAATTAGGATTTAATGACTTACGGAAGTCTTCGGCTTTCCAAGGCATTTCGTGATTGATTTTATCCAATCCTTCACCCCAGTTTTTATAGTTATTCAGAAAGTTATAATTTAACATCTTCGGGTCGCTCCATAGAATCATATAAACAAATAAGGGGGTCTTCTCTAAAAGTCTGTTTTCTCACATCTGTTGGCCACATGTAACCGTTGTTGTAACTGTACACCCAACCGTTCGGAAAATAGTCTATATTCAATAGACGTTGTCCTTGATGGGCAAAAAGATTATCTAGTCCTCTGTAATAAAAAAACATCTGAGAAGGATAGTCTTTTACAAATTTTGTAATCTTGTCATTATTTAGTCTGTCGTTCCACCGCAATACGCTAGAGTTCAAATCAGTGTATGCCCAAGGTATATCAACAACATCCGTTTTCATTTTTCGCATATTGTGCCAACTTGTTCTAATAAAAACAAGATTGTCATTGCACGGATGGTCTATAATACAATCTATATCTTTCTGTATGACTACATCTAAATCAAAAAATATCTTTTCGCCTTTCTGTTCTACAATAGTACGATCAAAAAGATACAGCTTGTTCCACCATTTTTCGTAGTAGTTATCTTCTGGAAATGGTATTACAAGTATGTCCGGATTTAAATCATGTGGTAGTTCAGTCAAACAATAGAAATCAAAGTCTTCGTTAATAAACTTTTTGCATTGATTGTGTATATTATTCACATCTTCAGGGCCGTATTTCTGTCCCCACTTCACTGTGTAAATATTAATCATCTCCAATGCTCCAATAAATTAGTATCTGCTAAGTCATCTTGTTTTGTGCTGCCTCTGCTCTTATCTTCAAACGGCAACAAATCAATATTAAATACACACAGTATAGGATCTTCTCTGTACATATCTACTACTAGATCGTCTGCGTCCCAATCTCTGCCTCTATTGTATGAATATGCCATCGAACTTGGAAAGTGTCCCCATAACTTTGCTTCACTGAAATCACCCCAACGCCAACTGTGATAGTTATCCGTGCCATCAGTGAAGGTAAACCATATTCTATCTTGGTGTTCTAGCACATCCTCCCAGATGATTTCACATTGATCGTCACTCCACACTTGACAGCTACCGTTAGTGTAAGCGCCATGTGCAAGTTTAAACTGTCTAGATTTCATTGGACGAGGGTCTTGCCACCAACTTTTGAGTTTAGTGGGGCGATCTAAATCATATGTAATGATAGGCCCCATATCGTTTTGAATAATAACATCCAAATCAAGAAAGACGAAACGGCCAGTAGGATTATCATCAGCAAAATTATGAGTATTAAAAACAAAAGTCTTAGGGCGATCCCAACAACGAGCCATTGAGTACTTATAGTCTTCTTTCTGAAACCAATATTTCGGGTGAATATTAGCAATGTCAGGAAAGTCAATTACTTTAATATCCTCGTCAAGCCCTTCAGGATGCTCAGTGTAGCAATAGAAGTGAAAGTCAAACTTCTCAGGATCAGTATGACGCTTTGCCATGCTCTTCAATTTGTTTACAAAGTGAGGGCCATACTTAGTTCCCCATTTACAACAGACGTAGTTTACTCGCATTTCCATAACCTCAATAAGTCTTCGTCTCGTAAATCTTTAATTTTTATTTGTTTCTTCACATCAGGATGCGGAGTATTATCAATATTAAATATACAAACTTTAGCATCGGGTCTGTATTTGAATAGTTCTAAATCATTTGGAAACTTCATACCTCTGTTGTATGAATAGAACCAATCAAACGGAATATTAGACCAGAATTCTCTTTGTCTCCAATAATGATAGTTATCAGTTCCTTTATAGAATGTTTTGAACACCATTTCATTTTCGAATACAACATCCCAGTAAATATGTTTACATTGATCACCATTCCACAACATCATGCTTGAGTTAAAGAAAGTACCTCTCATATCTATAAACAGTCTTTCGTGGTTTTGTTTCGGATTTTGCCACTTAGAGTGTGCAATTCTTGGTTTTTCTGCTAATATGTCAATATCATCTATGTTATTTTGGATGATTACATCTAGATCAAAGTAACACCATTTTCCTACATACCCTAACCATTGTTGTGAATTGAATACTAAAAACTTTGCGCGGTCCCAACAATATGATTCTTTACCGAACCAATGATCCGGATGTAATATCCCATCGTCTGGAATAGGAACACAGTCAGCTTCGATCCCATCAGCATTATCTGTATAGCAGGTGAATGTAAATTCTTTAGTATAGTTTTTCTTAACCATATTATAGAGATTATTCACATATTCAGGAGAGTACTTATCCCCCCATTTTATACATACGAAATTGATCATTATATTCCTTCTCAATATTCGGGAAGTCATATTGCCCGTTTAATAATGCTATAGTGTATTCAGGTTTATATTCATTACTGGAAAACTTAAAAGAATATATTTCGTTCTCAGGAAAATGTTCAAAAGTAAAGTTTTCATGGTACAAAAATCTATCATCACCTGCGTATTTAACCATATAATAGTCTTGATTCTTTTCCCAGTACTTATATATATGCCTAGCATCTTCCCACAATATTACACTGGAATTGAAGTTACTCAAATAATTATAAGACCATCTGGTGTCTTTATGATATGGGAAATTTTCATCCTTCCAATAAGTATAACAAATAATAGGTGTCGTGTCAAGCATTTCAAACAGATGATCTAAGTTTTTTTGTACTCTAATATCCAAGTCTAAGTAAAGGATTTTACCTAGATTATTCAGTTTAAATAACTTGATCTTTTCCCAATGGCCTTCTATTTCAGCGCCTATCGGTATTGTATAAATATCAGAGTGTAGCCCAGTTATATCATCTGTAACACAAACATAGTTATATTTGCCCTGTGTGGTGTGATATATGCGATTCACATCCTCAGCGGTGTATTTGTTACCATATTTCAGGGTCAATATTGTATTCATTGCAATGTTCTTTTATTATAAATAAGATAATAACTCAATTAAAAAGTATTTATATGGCTACTACAAAGAATTTAGTAATAGATCAAGGTCAAACATTTACATTTGCTTTCAGTGTAAAAAATGCTGACGGCACAGCAAAAGACTTAACCACATATACTGTAGCATCTCAAATGAGAAAAAGTTACCATGCTTTAACGGCGGTAAGTTTTACTACCTCTAAAGTAGATATTACAGGTGAAATCACTATATCACTCACCAATACTGAGTCTAGTGGAATTAAACACGGTAGATATGTGTATGATGTTGAAATTTCTTCTGTGGCTGATACGCTACGAGTACGAGAGGGTATCATCACAGTGACTCCTGAGGTAACAAAATAATGGCATCAACAAGACAAGAATTGGTCGATTATTGTTTAAGACGTTTAGGGTTTCCTGTAATTGAAATTAATGTCGATGACGATCAGGTGTCTGATCGCATGGATGATGCTTTACAGTTTTGGTATGAATATCATTTTGACGGGCGCCAAAAGATTTTTATTTCGCACCAAATAACCGGAGATACGGTAAGGCTTGCTAGTGGTGATACTGGTAATTATCTTGTAGGGGAATTTATAACTGGCGCTTCAGGTAGAGCAACTATATTTTCAATTGATTCGGCTACCGATTTTACAGTCGAAAATATGCAGGGAGTATTTGTTGCGGGTGAGAATGTGATAGGCTCTCAATCTGAATTCACTTCTGCGTTAAGTGCAACTGATCCTTACACTGCTGGTGATACGGGCAATGAATACATACCTGTAGGCGATGGTGTATTGTCAGTCACCCGCATGTTCAACTTCGGCGGTTCCGCAAATGGTAGTATTAGGGGGTCTGAATTATTTGATATTATGTATCAGTTCAGAATGAATGATATGTATAATTTGCTCGGCGCTGATATGACGTATTATGCAATGGTACAGAGTCACTTATCAACACTTGAAATGATGTTAGTAAATCAAAGACAGATTCGCTTTAATAGAAAAATGAACCGAATACATATTGATACTTTGTGGTCTAAAACTTTTAGTCCTGGGGATTGGGTTGTTTTTGAAGCATATGCAATTGTAGACCCAACAGAGTTTTCAGAAGTTTATGATGACATGTTTTTAAAGAAATATGCTACTGCCCTTATCAAAAGACAGTGGGGAGAAAACATGAAGAAGTTCGGCGGTATACAATTGCCAGGTGGTGTCACTCTCAACGGCGAAAAAATATATGAAGAGTCTGTAGAAGAGATAAATCAGATAGAAGAAGATATGCAGTTGAAGTATGAACTTCCCCCTGTATTCATGATAGGGTAAAAAATGAGCATATTATTATCAATTTTTCAAATAACATTACTTATTTCGGGTACATTTTGTACTTTAATCGGGCTATTAACTATAGTCCAATTGTTTATTCGTTCTAAGAAATCACCAGCAGATTCAAGTAATAGAATTGGGCATATGAGATTATGGTGGTTTGCTCTAACCCGGCCTGAGTTATTTACATCGTTATTTCCATGGCTCAAAAACGATGAGTTAGACAATTTCCCAAAGGACTGACCATGAACTTAGAAACAATGAAAGT